TTAGCGCGGCAGGCGGCTCTCCAGAGCATGACGTGTCCGTCGCAGAGGTCTCGCTGTCCGATCTCGAGGAACTCGGCGAGCTCTCGGAGGGGGACTCCCGGGGTCGGGAACCAAGCGAGCGCAGTCTGACCACTTCTTTGCACGCGCAAAGGGTAAGCTCCGCCAAGTCGAGAGAGGCCAAGCATGATAAAGGGTCCATGCTCCACATTCCCTCCTGGAGACGTCGAAGCCATGCGTCGAGTTCGTCATCGCCCATGAACTGGAACTCGGGGCCCAGCTCGTGAACGACCGACATGAAGGAGGAGAACAGGATCGCCACCTGTTGCGCGGACAGGTTGTCGCGAATCCACTTCGCATCGGCAAACAGGCGAGGATAGACGGGAGTCTTCCCGGATGGTCCGATGTGCCCGATTGGCTCAACGCCAACACAACAACGCGCCATCATTTCCATCGCGGTCTCGTCGCCGATGAGCTGCCGCGCGGTGTCGCTCGACAGGTCGTCCGCGGTTGGTTCGCGTCCGAGTCGCGTCTTCATGTCGAGCCGAATCGTGCACTCGGCGAGCGCGCGGGCCTGTGAGTGGTCGATGATTGGCGGGACAACGATGCGGAGTTTGGCGTTGTCGATGCCGGGATAGTCCACCACCTTTGAAGGTCGTGGACTCTCCGACATGAGAGCGACGAGAGACTGAGGGGTAAGGTTGAGTGGCGGCCCTTGCGTCATTACTTCAGCTCTTTCTTTTGGCCCTGCCAAGTGCAGGAGCCTTCAGTAGCCTTCTGAGTTCCACCGCCGATTTGGCAGTTGGTGAATTCGCCCTCTCCGACATACGCTTGGGGACCAAGGCCGAACTGGATGGTGTGGCGCCCGGCTGTCGCTGCGTAGCGCTGGAAGTTCTCTTCGAGACCTCCCACCGGCACCACAAACCCAATGTTGAACGTCACCATGCCGGGCCCGGGACTAAACCCGGCGAAGCCATCCTTCAGGGTGAAGATCGGAATCTTTCCCGATTCCGTCACCATGTCGATTGACGTCACCTGACCTTGGCCGCGGCCGTCCACGAACAGGAACGGAACGGCATAATCAATCATGGCCATCGGTTAGGCCTCCGTGCTTTCGGCGATGAACACCGTGGCTTGGTTGTAGATGTTGATGGTGTAGAACGATACGCCGATCTCAAAGCGACCGTTTGGCGAAGTGCTCAGAAAGACCTGAACCGAATCACGCATGGTATCGAGCTTGCTCGGGTCGCCAATGAGGGCATCGGTCATGTCCTCGATGGCCTTCCAAAGCATGGGCTTGACCGTCGCGGGACAGTGCAGGCCACGCGGGAACTTCGAGACCCGGTTGTAGTCGACCGTCACGCCGTCAGGCATGAGCGGGTCATCGCAGACCTTCGAGCCGCGGAGGTTGAGACCGAGCGTTGACTGCGCAATGTCGGCGAAGTAGTCGGCGCCGCTGATTCGGTGGGCCTCACTGGCTCGCAGATCCATGTAGGTGCCGGTGCTGTCCTGCGTGCGCGTGGTGTACGCGGACACAAGCGATGTCCCGCCAATGTGGCCCTCGATGGGCGTCAACCCGCCGAGCATCGCGTCATTGAGGTCTGCCGTGCTGGGCCAGTTCGCGGGATTGGTCGATGGCTTGATGAGCCAGTCGGGTCCGCGGTAGCCGTTGAAGTTGTAGGTGGGGTCGGCCACCGTGTACTTCTGGTAAATCCCGATGAGCTGCGCGACGATCTCGTCAGGGGCGTGGTCGGAACCAAGCCCCCAGCCGATGTCGATGCGTTCGAAATTCATCGCGTCCGCAGCCGTGACGCCTTGCGAAAGAGTCCCAACGTGCGCAGAGATTGCTTTGCCACGCTTGCCACCAAGAGGGGTTGCTTGGTTTGCCACGAAGGCGGACAGGGCGGTCATGGCAGCCGAGTCGCCCGCAAGGTCACACCCGATGTAGTAGTACAGGGTGGCGTCGTTGGCCGCGAGAGCTGCCGCTAGATTGGCCGCCTCGGTGGTGGTTCCCTCAGCTCCTGGCGTGGTCAGCCCGAGGTCACCGTTGCCGGTGAAGGTGACGCCGAACCCAGGAGCGCTGTCGATGATTTTGATCGGCTTGTAGGTTGCCGTCCCGCCGCGTGTGCCCTTGACTTTGGCGGTCAGGGTAACGTCCGCGCTTGCTCCGGACACCGCGACCGGGAGCCATGTGGCACCGGCAACAAGGGCCCGCATATCCTCGGCAATGTCGGCCGCGACTGCGCCCGAAGGAATCTCAACCGTAAACGACTCGCCGCAGACGGTTCGCGTCCACCGAGTGGCAGCGGTTGCGCCAGTGCAGACGACAGTAGTCGTGGTGACTGCCGCCGTGGGACTGCCGGCTGCTGTCTCGGCGTAGGGCAGAATCCAGATTTCGGCGGTCTTGTTGACCTTCTGGAGGAACCGAAACATCCGGTGAATCGGAGTTCCGGCGCCGACCCATGTGATGACGTCCGACTCCTTTTTGGCACGAACCGCAACGTTTGCGACGGCCGTTCCGGTAGACAGCATCGGACCAGTTAGCAGCACCTTGCGCGTCGAGCTCGACCCGCTAATGGCGCCCTGAGCGAAAGCGAGTTGGACGTACTCCCCGGGATAAATCCAGGTGTCGCCCACTCCCTGAACTGGGATGGTGGAGGCCATTACTTGGCGCCTTTCTTCTCAACGGCAACGCCGTCAACGATCTCGACCGGGACGAACTTGATGCCGCACGCTTTGGCGGTTGCTTCGTCCGCTGGCCACAGTGAGCAATCTACGGAGGCGATGCGGCACAAGCGGGTTGCACTCGGGTCCGACGAGTCGACCTCGTGGGGTTCCTTCGAAGCGGGGCGACCTTTGGGGGACCCCTGCCAAGCCTGGTCATAGATGCGCCCAACGTATTTGGGACGCGCCCCTCCGCCAGCTGGGCGGGCATGCCCTGGCACGAACACCAGGAGATTATCTCGGGCGTAGAAGCGCAGCTTCATGTTGGTCTCACTTGGCGGCGCTAGAAAGCCACCGGTTGATCAGTTCGATGTTTCGCGAATGGTCCTCGCCGAAGAACATTGCGTCACGTCCGTACATGGCGGCGCGACCGATGTAGCGAGGGTGCACGCCATAGTGCAGGACTCGGCGACGGAAAATGATGGCTCCGGAAGCGGACACGAAGCGAAGGCAGCGTGCGCGCTTGGCTTCAATCCAGTATGGCGCGCGGTTGGGCCCGAAGACCCCGGTCCCCTTCTCTTGGTAGAGAGCATGGGCCACGGGATTCCACATCGAGCCAAAAGCCCCGTGACGCGTGGGGTAGCTCATCCACTGCCATCCGGCTCGCATCTTGCCGGTGCGGTTTTTGATGATGCGCGTGTCCCGTGAACGTTGCGCAGCCGAGCCAAGGATTGCCTTTACCGAACCGTCGATTGCGCGGCCAATCTCCCTCAACAGCTCGGAGTGCTGAGAGCGAAGCGAGCCAACGTCTACAACATCAGTCATCTTCTAATGGGTCCGGCGGGTCGAGAGTCGTAGTGATAGTAGTATCAAGGAAAGCGAGGCCGTCACCAGCCCCGTATGGCACGTGAGTCGTCGCCTGCTCGAACTCGTGAACGCTCGTTGCTTGGTCGACCTCGATGCCGCCGTGCGTGAAAACTTGGCGCTCCAATGTCTCGATGGTCAGGCTAACGCCGTAGTAGTTGGCGTCGTTGCCGAGTAGCTGCATGACGCCGGGCCCGCGTTGACCAATGACCTTGATGTCGGCGCACTTGCCGAAGAAGGGGCAGTGTCCGCCGTTGTAATCCGGATGCGCACCGGTCCTGATGGCGTAGCGCATGATGTCGGAAGCGATTGGAGCGAAGCCTCCGATCTTGCGCTGAAGGCCAGCGTCGAGAGGCCCGAGGATCCAGTCGATTTCCCACGTCTGTCGAAGTCCCTCGTAGCAGAGCGTGATTTGCTCCGTCGTTGGCTCGCCCATGCGGTAGACGGCGAGGATCGGCAGCGTCGTTTTCAGCTGAGGAAGGGTCGAGGTGGGCTCGACGTCGCAGATGTAGCCCACCGGGTCAATGCGACAGCCGGAAGCGAGCGGGTGGTCGGAGTTGATTCCGCCGATGACCTTCCGCCATGCCGAGCCCATCTCAGAGCGCAAGGCCTGAGCGATGAGACCCGAGATGGCTACCATGAGAGTGTCGAGCTCGCCGGCACTGGACGAGCCAGCAGTGAGCTCTACCGGGAAACGAAACGAACCCCATCCGTTGTTGGTTGAGGTTGTCATCTCAGTAACCTGATGCCCCGTCTGGACCGACAGGGAGAAGGGATAGCGTTACGCGGATGGCGTGGTCGACGTTGTTGTTCTCAATGCGGTAAAGGATGCCGTCTGGGCACTGTGGGCCAACGACCTTGACGAAGAGTTCGGTCCCGTTCGGCAAAGTGTCGCCGCTCGCCATCTTGCTACCGCTGAGCAGCGCCCGGTTGATTCCGCCGTCCAGGAACTGGGGAGTGAAGGGGCCCACGGTACATGAGCCCTTCGACATGAGGCCGAGCGCGACCTCCTTCTGAGAAGGGAATCGAACCTTGGGGTTCGCGCCGTTGACGAGGATCGGATACCCGACCGCGCACTCGGCGCCGGAGCCCAGCGACTGGCCCGAGAAGTCATGCCAGGTCAGGGTTGCCGAATGCTCCCTCAACCCGAAGTCGGCAGGGATGGAACGGATGCTGTCGGCTAGCGCCCGGAAGTAGTCAGCGGGTGACGACATCAGTAGAGCCCCACGGCTCCACCGCAGCCACCGATCTTGATGCGATGAATCCCGAGATGCTTCGCTAGACGATCGCGCCAGTGCTCGGCCTGCGAAAGTAGCAGTTCGAACTGGCTCTTCTGTCCAGCCTGATAGAACTCGATCTCGTCCACCTTCTTGAGCGCACCGTGCCCACGCGTGTCTGCCATGCGCTGTTCAATCGTCCAGAGCGCCGCAAGGCACTCCCGAATGATGACTAGCCCACCGTCGACAGCGATCGGGTACGTTCCAGCGTGCGCCTTCTTCAGGTAGCAGGTGATCGTGGTCGACGAGATAGACCGAACCGTGGCCATCTCTAGCTGCTCGTCCACGTCCACCGCGATCTTGTCCAGCAACGAAACGCCAGTTGCGGACGCGAGCACAAGCGTTACCAACTTCGCGGATCCGTCAGTCGAAACAGTGACCGAGGTGGCCGACGTGGTGCCGGCCCCCTCGCTCATGTACCGCTGGACGACATTCGAGAAGATCGGACTGACCCCGATGTAGGGCTCCGCGCCGTTCGTGAGCAGGTTGTAACCAAGCTCAGCACGGATGCGGTCTAGTTCGGAGTCGAGCAGGCTCATGCTTAGAACCTGGGCTTGCGCCAGTGGTAGACAGCACCACCGATGTCAGTTGTTCCGGATGCCGATGCTACACCAGTTACCAGTTGCAGACGGGCGTATTTGTATCCGTACACCGCTGGGTTGGCATCGACCACTTTGCTTACCGCAGCGTCAGAGCCAGACGTCCCCGTGGCCAGAACCACAGTTGCCGCATTGTTTGCCGGAGCGCACACGACGAATGTGGTTCCGTCGTTCGAAACTTCCCACTGATGAGCAATGGTGATCGTGTTCGTTTCCGCGTCGACCGTACAGTGAGCGGACAACGTGCCCGACTCGACCTTAGTCATGTTGAGCGTTGCGCCAGTCAGATAGGTCGGCGCCGCTTCAGCTGTAAACGCAGACGACGCAGTGATAGCCGTCAACGTTTCGATGTCGGAGTTGTTGTACTTACCCATTTGTCTGTCCTCTTACTCGGTGTCGGTGCAGAAACCGACGAGCACGAATCGATTGTCGAGCAGCTCAAGGCCCATGTCGGCGGTCCAGATTACCTTCGCGGCCATGCCGTAGTTGTCGTCCGTGGACGGACGAACCTGCGGAGCCATGCCCATTCCTGCCCCGAACGCTCCGGGAGCGATCAGATGGCTGCGGTAGAGCTTGATGCTGCCGCTGCCAGCCGTGCTGGTGAGCGTGTTGTTCTTGAAGATGTGCAGCTTACCGATGCTGGTGAGGTACGTCGCAGGGAATAGCGCATTCATCTCCTTGTGCGGGGACGCCCACGAGATGAAGTCGTCATCCGTCTTGAGCGCCTTCGAGCCACACGGGGGGATCTCAAGAATTCGGTAGCCGTCGCCGAACGTGGGCAGATTCGCCTCGTCCGCTGCGTTCTCCAGCTTCGATACGTACTCATAGCTAAGGGGAGCTCCGCCAGCGACATTGAAGTCTGAGACGGCGGAATACCCTTCCGGGTAGACCTTGGTGCCAGTGTCAGCCAGCACGGTCATGAACGCGTTCATGGTCTTCCAGAAGTCGCGCTTCATGTGAAGCCCGACAACGGAAGCCGCCTTGCGCATCCCGAGGGAGGCATCGAAGTCCTCAACAGCGAACGGCGCCTTGCGAGAGTTGGTCTGATCGTACGGACCAGCGAAGCGTTCCAGCGTGATGGTTGTCTGCTGCTCGGTGATGTTCACCGGCACGGTCGATATCGTCTCACCGCGCGCCACCAGGCGAGACGCCTTGGTGTAGGTGGTGTCGGCGAAGTACGGGCGATTGATCTTCACCGTGTCGCCGGTCTTGCCCTTGAAGTCGATCTTCGCGGCGAACACGGCGTCGCTGATTCCGTCGGGGCTCAGGACTAGGGTCCCGTTGGTGTTCTCGTAATTCCCACCGACTCCGCCGATGCCACGGCCAGCAAGGCCGAGCTCCGCAGGAACGTCGAGCGACATGCCGAGCGCTCGAAAGAGCATCTCAGCGAGAAGGTACTGAGGCTCGGGCTGGGTGAGCATCTCAGAAGAGGCGAAATCAAGGAACTCCTGGGGGAGATGCATGCGAGTAGTCATGTGGGAATGAATCCTTTTTGGTTCGGACGGTTATCGTTTCCCGGCACACTGATCGCCATGCAGTTGCAGGTACCTAGCCGCCACGAAGGGGTTGGTCTGCTGCAGTCGTTGGTAGACCGCTGCGTGGTCAGGGGGAGACGTATTGTTAGAGTTTGCCAGCGGCGCTGGCGTAGTTGGAGCGGTGTTGGGAGGCGGCGTCTGCGGTGTCGCCACCGGTGCAGGCGCAGCCATTGGAGGCGCTCCCCACGTGGGAGCTAGAGCGCCGTAGGTGCGAAGCCAAAGAGCCTGGTCGGTGCCAGCTATGGCGTCGACTGCTTGCCGCTGCTCTGGCGTGATTGACTTGGAAGCGTGGTCAACGGCTACCTGTAGCGCCGCGGTTTGGTTGGCCACCTGCAGACTCAACTCTGCGACGCGCTGGTCTGCGGTCTTGGCGGCTTCCTTGCGAGCTGCCGCATCGGCAATCGCCGTCTTGGCTTCGGTCGCATCAGTGATGCCGAGCTCCGCCAAGAGCGCCTTGCGCGCCGACTCTTTGGCCTGCTCCAGCCTGGCAGACAGAGCATCTGGAGGTAGCTGGTCCGCCTGCACCCGAGGCTTCTCGGGGGCGGCAGCCGGAGCGGTTCCGGTGATGGTCGTATCGGTTGGCGCTGCGGGTAGCGCCGCCGTGTTCTCAGTTGTCATTCTTCCTCTCCGCCCGTTTGCGGCCGGCGACGCCGAATTGAGGAGCGGCCCTGCTCCGAATAGATTACTTCACAGCCATCAGCAGTTCGAACTCGGGAGCGAACGACGCGCTCGAGCTGGGAGACCAAAGCGAGATCAGCAGCGAACCACCAGGAGGGATGAGCACAGGCGGAGAGCTAGCAACGCGAGCGCCGGACTGAGTTCCTTCCTCTGCAGCAGTCAACGCGGGTGACGCGCCGAGCAGCTCACCGAACGCGATGGTGAACGAGTCGCCAACGATGTTCAGTCCACCAAGAACCCCTCGCGCCACAATGCGCTTTCCAGCCGAAGAGGCCGGGTAAACGCTGGGAGTTGCGCTGTTCTGCACCAACACCGTTGGAGCCGACGCGTTGATTGCTCCGCCGTTGGGATTCACCGGAGTGATGGCCGCGATGTTGGCGGTGGTCGGATAACGCGCCACCGAGTCCAGAATCGCGGCGTAGTGCCAGACGGTGCCAGCCGTAGCGGCCGCGGTGGCAATGAGCTTGAGGTACTTGGGGGCAATCGACTGACCACCAACTGGCTCCGTGTTTCCGATGTAGAAGTTGCCAACCGTGTCTGCGTATGCGGTCTGTGCTGCCACCCAAATCATGCCAGTCGATACGGCGGGGTTGGTGCAAAGCAGTAGCGACCCCTCTTCGCACAGTCCAGACAACCCGCTGTCGCGAACAACAAGCTCGCCGCTTCCGGTGAGCCGCATTGGGCTACTGGCGCTTTGCGAGTCGGGGCGCTTAGTCAGCTTTGCGGTTGAGGTAATGCCCTCAATCGTGGTCTGCGTTGATAGTGGCATCGGTTACTCCTCCGAGTAGACGACGAGGATACGGGCTGGAACCGTCATGCCGCCAGAGTCCACGCTGGCCTCGGTGGATAGGTCGGCAGCCTTGAGCCCGCCAGTTAGGGCGTCTGTCGATACGGTGAGCGCTCCGGCTACGGTGGTGTGGCACGGGTAGATGTCTGTTCCGGTCGCATCTGTGCCGGGGGACAGCACAATCGCGGCCTTGATGGTATTGGTCTTCCCGCGCTTCGCTGCGGTCTCAATGGCAGCGCCAACGCCAGCGATCGAGAACGAGTCGGTGCTAGCGGTGTACGCCGGGAAGGTGACGCTGACGATCGCGCCTTGAAAGCTTCCAATGCGGGATGGGTTTCGCAGGTGTTCGACCGCGATGATGGTTCCTGAAATGACGCCCATGGCTATTCTCCGTTTGCCCGCAATGCGCGCACGATTGCGCCACGCTTAGGCTTTGTTGCAGCGGCGACTAGCCGCTTGAGTTCATCACGTTGACGCCGGAGCGTCTCTAGTCTCTTGATCTCGGCAGTGAGCGCTTTGATCTGTTGCTTGGCCTGCTTCAACAGGTCGACGGGTGTCATCGACTGGGAAGCGGTTGGTTTGGGTGAGGACTTCGCGCTTGGTTGAGCGGCGACCGCCGACTGCTCTTCGCTTCCGTCTTCGTCAGGCAGCGACCACGAGCGACCGCAATCCGGAGTCAGGCAAACGAGCTTGATACCGTCCTGCGTTACGCGCGTCTTGTGCGTGTCGCCTCCGCAGGACGGGCACGCCACTACTTGCGACCCCTGTAGGACGAGGAATAGGCGGGAGCCGCTACAGCTACTGGAGCGGTGTCGACAGGGGCCGCTACTGGAGCGGGAACAATGACCGCCATCCACGAGCCTTCCCCGCACTTGGGGCAGGTCGCGGCTGAGTCAGGACTGACGGCGCCGCAGCATAGGCAGCGTTTCTGAAGAGTTGGATTGGCCATGGTTACATCCAGCCATAGGTTGCGCCTGCCGCTACGTAGGGCAGGACGTTGAACGATCCTAGGTTCGCGAGCTCAAAGTGGCTCACACATCGGCATCGTGGGTGAGTGCCGCCCGGTCTCTGTCCACCAGAGAACCCGTTGCGCCCAGCTTGCTCGCCATCCATTGATGCGCAGAATGAGCACGTGCGCTTGTCCAGTGTCGCGTCCCAAGTCTCTATGAGGTCGTAGTTCGGGGCGAGCTGATTGCGTGCAACCGCTATCCGCTCAGAATCGAAAGCCGCAGCTGTCTCAGTCGTGGCAATCGATGAGAGCCTCCCGATAATCTTGGGTGGAGTCAGCAGCGAGCCGGAGTCGTTCGCAGGCGTCAGTTTGCTGAGCCAGCTACTCGAGAGCCTATCTCCGAGTCGCGTTGCCCGGGTAGCGTCAATTACCCTACCCTGACCATCGGTGCCACGCAGGCGCGTCCCGAATTGACTTGTCAGGGCGCGCAGCCCGTACTGTCTGCCAAGCTGAGCGGAGCGGTATGCGGCATGCGAAACAGACTCGTTCAGCTGGCGCGCGATTCGCTCGGCGTCACTTCTTCGAACGAGTCTAGGTGACAGGGCGCTTAGGGCCAGGAAGACTCCCAGGCTTGCCGCTTCTGCCTGCAGGAGCTGGCTTCGGGCTTCCTCTCGCTGCGCCTCCTGATCCTGGCGGTTCGTCGCTATCATCCTCTTCGTCCAGTCCGGTCATTCCGGAGGCGTGCATTTTGGCAAGCGCGGTCTTCTGCTCTTCGGCGAGCTTCTCGGCTTTCGCCTCGTTCTCCTCTTCGAGCTCCGACATGTACTCGGTCACGTTGTCTATCCCGAAGATGCGCGCCACGGTCTCAACTTGCGTGCGTCTAGTGATGACTCCGCCGTCGAAGGCCTCAATGGCTAGGCCAACGGTCTTGGCGTTGTCATCCGCTCCTTGAAGGAAGTACGACGGCCACTTGAGCTTTAGCTCGGGGTCCTGCCAGATTCCGCCTTTGGAGAACGTCTTGATTACCGGCAGCGCGCCCTTGAGTTTGCGCGTCTGCAGTGCTGTCCCGAAGTGCAGCGCAATCCGGAGCAGCATGTTGACGACTGGTAGCATCATGCCGTCGCCGAAACCTTCGCGGTCTCGACTCACCCGGTTTAGTTCACGCTCTCTCAGGATTTCGAGAGCCTTACCTGAGACGGTGGCGGCAAACTTGATGCTCTCAGGGTCGAGCGGAACCCACGCCAGCGTTTCGCAAATCTTGTTGCGCAGGTCGTGTATGTGGTCGCTGATGCTCTTTAGAGCGTCGCCGGGAGTGTCAATCGATCCGACCTTGGTTGCGGCGTCCGGGTATTGGTTGACGAATCCCGGTCCCTTCTTGCGCGCTCCACGGGGCAGTCGTCTGCCTTTTGATACGTACCCGCCAACTACCGGGTTGCTGACAGAGTTGGGTGTCCCGCCGTTCTGCGTGACCTGAATCGAGTCACCTTGCTCACCGTCGGACGTCGGGTTGTACCCGGGCTCAACACCGATCTCGTACATCTGCGGAAGCGAGTGAAGCGCGCCGTGGTGTCTCTGGCTCAGTGCGTAGTCGATGCCCTCAAGCTCATCCAGAATCGTCCGGTGAACCGCGTTTCCGTCGTCGCCCTCGACTGTCATCATCGGGGCATTGTGGCGGTACCAGACGACTGGGCAGAACCCGAAGCCGTGAGGCGCGGTGCTGAGCACCTGCCACGATGGCTGAGCGCAGTCGGCGGAAGCTTTGCCCGGAGCAAATACCGTGTCGCTTTTCTGGTCGATGACTCTACGGTAGAGCCAGCAGGTGGCCTCCCACTTGCCATTGACCAGTTCGTTTTTGATGTACGGAAACGACACCTCGACGGACTCAATGTCACCGTCTGAGTTGCGCTTCGGAGTACACCACTTGGCGGGCAGCGTCTCGGCGAAGAGTTTCCCCTTGCGCTGGCCGAGTAGAGCTACCGCGGTGCCGCACCCTTGCGCGCTGGCGTAAGTCTCGCGGAACAGTGGCCGGAGCTTTGCCTGGGTGATGATCGAAACAATGAGCGCGTCGACCTTCTTGGAGTCTTCCTTGTTGAGCCCTTCGGACTCGTCATCCTCGTCGGACTCATCCTCCTCAGGTCGCGAAGTGGCAACCGGAAAACGGCCGTCTCCGAGGAGCAAGTCTACCTTGCTCTGAATCGCGTTCTCAGCGGCCTGGTAGACGATACACGGGCGCCGATCATAAATCGGTACCTCGGTGTTGGTCCACGGCTCGCGATGGTCGAACCGCGTCCCGTCGACCTCAGACTCCAGCTCGATGAGCGTTCGCGCTCGAGGGGACACGTTCGCCTGATAGATGACTTGGGCAGTGTCGAGCCCGTTGATTTGCTGAGTCATCTATGCGCCTGGGGATTCGTGTCGGTAATTTCCGCGTGACGGGGAGGGCCCGAATTCTGCAAGCGCCACGTAGCGACAGCAGTCGATCGAGTGGTTGTTCTTGTCCTCGATGTCTTCGAGGAATCTTCCGGGAGCCTTGCTGTCAGCTTTGCGGCGGTAGCTTTTACACTCGCGAACGAAGTTGACGCAGTGCGGGGCGCAGTAGAATCGCGCCCACTGCTCTATCGTTCCGCCCGCTCCGTCCCGGCTGTGGATGAACATGAGGTCAGCCAATCGCGCAACGCCGGCTTCAATCGAGTTGTCCACGTCGCGGCACCGTAGCCCGGCCTTACGCAGGTCGTGGATTCGGTCAGGCCGCGATGGGTCAGGGTAGCAGTCGAGACCCTGGTAACGCTCTCTGGCGATGCTGTCCCAAACCTCGTTTGGTGTCTCGCTTCGGTAGACCTCATCGAGAACCCAAAGCGCCGAGTCGTCGCCCTTGCCTTGGATACCACAGAAGAGGAAGCAACCTGGGTCAACCCATCCGTGGTCGACTCCCAAAACGAACTTGCGGAATGCCCGGAGGTCGGGTGGTGCCCGCACGTGGAAGTCTTCGTTGAAGGGCAACACGAGCCCTTCCGCAGAATCGAAATCGCATTCCCACTCTCGGGCGAATGTTGACGGAGCCGTGGTTGCTCGCGCGTCCTCTATCGTGTCGACACTCACCAGCTCGGGAGAGTCGCGCCAGGTGAAGACTCGAGAGAAGTACTTCACGACGGAACCGGGTAGGGAAGCGCTTTGCCGTTGGCTTCACCGAGCTTGTGCTGACTGTAGAGGAGACCGTGACGCCCCATGCGGGGAGTCCCGCTGTCCACTTCAAGATGCAACGACCAAGGCTCTGAGAGCCACGGCTTTACCACCGAGGCATGAACCTCCTTGGGGATGTCGTCGCACTCGTCACCTAGAACCAGATCGCATCGCTGGCCACGAGCGGCCTTCGAGCTTGCGTTCTGTGCCGGCATCGGCTTGAACCAGCTGCCGTCGGGGAATTCGATTTGCAGCGTCGAGCGGTTGAGTTTCCCGCCGAGTTGCTTCCAGTCGCCGTAGCACTCGTCTTCGAGTGCGGCGCCGTGGATGTCTTTGAACTGCTTCAGCGTCGGGCATAGCCCGATGGTGCGCGAGCCGGTGAACGGTTTCAGCGCGTCAGCCCGGAGCTTGCCGAAGTGGCGAGCCACCACCATCCAGAAGATGAATCTCTCGAACCAGCTCTTTCCCTCGCCTCGTCCCCACGGAAGAACCAGCGTCGTGTCGCGCCACCCTTGCGACTCCAGAATATTGAAGGCCCACTCCTGCGGACCCGTCAGCTGGATGTCAACCGTCGCCACTGGGTTCGGTCTTGCCCGCCCGCCTAATCACGATCTCGAGGGGGCCAGTGATGGCTGGGCCTTGCCGAGCCGCGATGTCATCCTCTAGCTTGCGGCGCTTGAGCAATGAGTCATTCAGACTCGCGATGGACCGCCCGTAGTCGGCAGCCTTGTCGAGCACCTTGACCTCACCGTCGGCTCCACCGAGTAGCTCTGTCGCGTTCTCGATGCGGTCTGAGAGCACATCGATAGAGCGCATGACAGCGGCTTCAGCTCTGGCTAGAGCGTGAGCATGTAAGCGACGGCGGGCGGCCGTGAAGTCGGGGTCTTCCTCAAGTTCCCACGCCAGGTCGTTTCCTGTGCGCTCTGGTATGCCAGCCAGCTTCGATGCTTGCCTCGGGCTCCCAGTTCTCAGGAACTCCTCGGCAAACTTCCTCCGAACATCGTCCGGGGTCGGTTTACCCTGTGCCATTCTCGCATCCACCCATTCTCGCCCGTTTGCGGTCGGCGTCACCGAGGTGGTTGGCTAGTCCGCCATGTCTTGGCAGTCTCTAGCGTCGTTCCCGCTGCATTCGACCTGCCGCCAAACGACTCGTTCCGCGATTGATGCGGTGAGTTTTCTGTCGGGCTTCGGTCTTGGTTTCAGCTTTCGAGATCGGGGAAGCCAGCTTTCAGGTACTTGGATCTGAATGCGTCTGGGCTTCATGTCTCGACCCCGAGGACCCTTCTCCCCTTCCTCTGAGGTTTCCCCGGTCCCCTATCAAGGCAATACGGCGTTTTGCTCTTCGTGCTCTTCGTGCCCTTGTTAGCAACACGGGCCTTTCCGCGCTCGGTGAGCCTGATTCCTTGGTCGCGAAGCTCATCAATCTTTTTTTTCACCGCCGAGAAGTGAGCGGCCATGATTGCCTCGGGAACCGACCAGGGCGAGCGAGGGAACGGCAGGTCCTGGGTGGCCCATCCTACCCGTGCCAGCTGCCTCCTGAGGGCTCCGGTCTCCCTGCCTAGGGCTCTGGCCACCTCCCACACCGGATAGCGTCTCACGCGGTCCCATGCGGCGCTCACGGTAGGGCCTCCCATGCCGCGATTGCCTCGGTGACCAGGCTCTCGGCTTGTTTGGCCGCCTGTGCCAGGAGCTCGGTTCGTGCCTTGATTGGGTGGGCCGCGTCGTCTCGGGCGATCGCGGTCATGGCCTCGACACCGCGCCAGGCGTCTATGGTGTCGGCTCGGGAGTGCTCCCGCAGCTGGGAGACGAGCCTCCTCCCGGCCCTGGTCAGCGGTGAGGCTGCCCAGGAGCGCCCTCGACACCCGTCAGCTGCATTGGCCTCCCCCGCGTCACCAAAGGCCGCCAGGAGGGCCACAGAGAGCCGCGGGCCCATTGCTACCAGTCGACGGGTAACCCGGGCGTA